TGGAACAGTCCAAGGAGAGTTAGCCTTGTGTCAGAGGTATTACTTCCGTGATTCAACTTCTCCCGGCACACCAATAGGTGGCTATGCGTATTCTTCTTCTTTGTTTAGAGGACAATTTAAGTTTCCTCAAACAATGAGAACCGCCCCATCTTTTAGTTGGGTATTAGGAGGCGGCGGGGCAGTTCTAAATGTGGGCGGAACTGGTATTGCAATTTCATCCGTTGCATTGGATTTTGCTTCCCCTCTTGGGTTGAATATGTCTGTTAATGGCTCTGGTATGACTCCTGGCCAAGCAGGTGTTTTTTACAATAATGGCTCGCCAACATATTTTGAGATTAGCGCGGAGTTGTAATTATGAAATATGAAATTGTTAAAAATTCATTAGACCAAGATGTTGTTGTTCGCACAGATGAAGATGGCAAAGTTTGGTATATCCCAACCGACCCTGCCAACTCAGACTACCAAGCCTATCTAGCCACACTTGCAGCCAACTCAGCCCCACAGACCCCATTAGCTTAGAGATACTTAATCTATGAGAGCATCCAATCCTGGTGGCCGATTTACCTCTGACTTTGAGCGCAATTCAATAGCTAGCGGTATTACAAGCGACCTTACAAATCCTGTAGGCACTACCGCTGAGTGGTGGTTCTTTGACGAGGCCGATACCAAGGTTGATCCTATCTACGATGTGGGCGACTCCTACCTAACTGGCTCTGGCGGTAAAGTTTGGAAGGGACCCTTCAAGGTACCCGCAATTGGGTCAATCCTTAAGCAGGGCGATACCAAGATTAGCCAGCAGGGTTTCTACAACGCCGACTATCTACACCTAAAGCTAAACGCTATTGACATTGAGAAGGCTTCTCCAGGCACTATGGAGGACCCAGACTTCCAAGACCGCTCAAGAGTGGTATGGAAAGGCGAGGTTTTCCGCCCTTATCAATCACAACAAAGTGGCATAATTAGTGAGAACTACGTTCTTCTAATTGTGGATTGTGTACAGGTCATGCCAGAGGAAATGGTCAATGACCCTCAATTTGCTCAGTACGCCAACTAAGGAGACCCATGGCACTATCACATGCGATTGTTGCATTGAACAGCTCAACTGCAACCGCGCTTAACACAGATCCTATTCTAAGTAACTCCGTTACTGGAGAGTCCTACCCTACATGGGCATTTGCCACAGTCTCAGTTCAGAACATTGACGGCTCAGCAACTGTATACATTGGTGGGTCTGGGGTTACCTCATCTTCATACGGAATCTCTCTTGCTCCTGGCGCATCTGCCACACTAGATAGCTTGGGCCAAAACGAAGTTATCTACGCAATCTCATCTGGAAGCTCTAGCGTAGCTGTTCTTAAGGTCACCTCTGCGTGAGCATAAAGATCACTAAAAAAGGAGAGCGGATTGTGGCTGGGTCAGCCTCTACAAAGTCAAGCGCTCGTTCAGCTAGCGTTAAAATTAAAAGCAAATAATGCCATTTAAATCCATTGCCCAAGAGAAGTGGATGTACAAAAACTACCCTCAAATGGCACGCCAATGGCAGAAGGAAACACCGAAGGGTAAACTACCCGAGAAGGTAAAGGAGACAAAGAATGGCAAACGGTAAACTAGGCTCAGGCTCACGCTTCAAGAAGGTTGAAGAAGAGGCTGCAAAGGGCGGAGCTAAGAATCCAGCAGCGGTTGCGGCTGCGGCTGGCATCAAAAAATACGGAGTAAAAAAGATGGAAGCCATGGCTCACAAGGGCAAGGCAACCCCTAAGAAGATGGGAAAGAAAAAGTAACTAAGACCTGCCCTAGATGCGGATTTGATAAGCCTCTAGATGATTTTTATAAAGGTCAAGGGTACTGCTCTCCTTGCAAAAAAGAGTACGACAAAGAGTACAGAAAAGTCTGGAATAGAAAGCCTTACAGCAAAACTTCTAGGTACAGAGCGCATATTAAAAAGAGATACTCCCTTACTTTAGAAGAAGTAAAGGGGTTTTACGATCTGCAAGAAGGTAAGTGTAAAATTTGCGAGAAATTGCTGCCTGATCCATTGGATGAGGTGGGCGAGAAATGGCAAAGCGCTATAGACCACGACCACTCATGCTGTCCTGGGCATATAACCTGCGGAAACTGCGTTAGAGGTATACTTTGTAGGGACTGCAATCTAATGCTGGGTCATTCACAGGATAACCCAGAGGTTCTTATGAAAGCAGTTAATTACTTAAATAACTATAGGAAACGAGGTAACTAAAATTTGTGTCTCATGTGGATGCGGTAAGAAAAAGGGCGAAGTCGGATACGGCAAGGGCCCAAAGGGTAAGAAAAAAGACGGCGATGCTAAGTACGAAAAAGGCATGACCGCAGCTCAAAAGAAGAAGTTTGAAAAACAAGATGACAAGAATGACAAGGCATTAGCCAAGAAGGTTAAAAAGAAGTAAGCGTTAGAGCCCCGAGAGGGGCTCTTTTGCTTTATCCTTAAAGTAATCCCGTGCGGGATTAGAAACACCTTGCGAAATATTATGCCTCTCCTAAAGGAGCCTGCCGTGTCTGATAAGAAGATAGACCGAGCCTCGGACGCTGAGTTTGCGAAAGCAATCGCAGATGCTGTCCCTGAGGCCAGAGAGCATCATATTCTTGCAAGCGCGGTTAAAGGTTACCTAATTGGAAGAGCGCTAAAAAGTGCCACTAAAAAACGATAACGTAATCGCACTGGCTGAGAGCTTTGGCCAATCAATGGCAGCTCGCCTAACTCCAACACTTCGTAAGATGGCTTACGATAGCGGCTGGCCTGCTAATCTTATTGCCGCCCTCCAAGTAAAAGTTGGTGAGAGCGGGGATCTATTCGTAGATTACCCAGACTATCTAAAAGACAAAATTGAAGACGAGGAGTACGGCACTCCTGGTCAAATTCCTAATGCTGTTATCCGCCCATTTATGGCGCGATGCGGTTCCATAATTACACAAGGCATGGACGCAAGCATTGTTGATGAGCTTTCAGATATCTTGGAGGTAATGTAATGACCTTTATCCTAGCTGAAGATGCTGCACTTAAGACCATGCTCCAAGGCATCACCGTATCTGATGACTCTAACTCTAGCCGCCCTGTGCGCGTATGGTACGGGTTTCCTGATGTGGAAATTAGAGACCAAACCTTTCCCTACATCACCATTGATTTAATTGACATCATCCCAGGCAATGACCGCCAAACATGGGGTTACCTTACAGACACTGATTACATGGGCACAACTACAGCTCAAGAAGGTTTGGTATATAGCTACCACGTTCCCGCAGCCTATGACATTGTTTACCAAGTAACCACCTATGCGCGCCATCCGCGCCACGACAGAGCTATCATCCAACAGCTCTTTAATCTCTTTCCATCAAAGTACGGCTACCTAAACGTGCCTGTAGACAATGACACCTACGGCACCAGCAGGTCTATGTTTCTTGATGGGTTCGTAAAACGCGATACGGTTGACGGAGAAACTGGAAACCGCCGTTTATTACGCAACGTCTACACCTTGCGTGTTCTCAGCGAAATGACTCCAGCAGTCGCACTAGCCGCAACACAGCAAGTTGCAAGTGTAAAGATAAATACAAACAAGTCGTATATCCCATCTGAATACTATCCGGTATAACAATCGCTTACTAGGTATCACAATCTAAGGAGATAGAATGTCAGCTTACTTAAGACCAGGGGTGTACGTTCAAGAGACGTTGAACCCTACTCAAGTCGTACCATCCTCAAACTCCACATCAATTGCCGCCTTTGTTGGTGCAAATGATCGTGGCCCACTTACGCCTACTCTTGTTACATCTTGGAACCAATATGTAACTTTGTTTGGTAGCTGGAACTCAGTTCAGAATAACAACCTTCCATTGGCTGTTTATTTGTTCTTTGCTAACGGTGGAAGCCAATGCTACGTAAACCGCGTAGTATCTACTGGAGCAACTGCTACAGTAACAGCGGCTTCTGCTACTGGCGGAGTTGTAACCTACACAGCTAGCAATACATTTAGCGCAGGACAGACTGTATCTATCACAGGTCTTTCTACCTCCGCTTTTAACCTAAGCAACGTAGTAATTGCTACAGCAACCTCATCTCAGTTCACAGTAGCTAACTCTGCTACAGGA